CAATAGCTCCTAAACAATTATCTTTAATCCTTAACCACCAACGCTGTTCATCAGTATAAATTTCAATATCTAAATCACTCTTTTCCATCGCCTATTTCTCCACTCATTGCCTTTGTTGAGTATTCAACATCTGTTAATTCTTTTGGAGCTTCAGGTTCTACCCTTCCCCCAGCAGTTCCAGAAAGTAGTTGGTCGCTTCTTAACTGTTGGAGTTCATCTCTTATTTTTCCCATCTCTTCCCTTTCTTTTTTTAATTCAGCTATCGCTTCTTTAGTTTCTTCGAGAACTGATTTTTGAGGGGTTGCTTCTTTTGGCTCTTCTTTATTTTCTTCTGTCATATAAACATATATCCTTAATATCTTTTAAAAGATTATTGTTATTCTCCACTACCTTTTTCAAACTTCCGTTTGTTTTTACTTTGTCATATAACAATATAGCGGTTACAAAACTAGGGAAGCCAAATTGAATTAAAATATCTTCTATCATTTACTTATTCTCCTGTTGGAAAGTTCAGCCATCTGATAAATATATTCTGGGTCTGTTTGAATTTGTAAAGATTGGAACATTTTAGTAATTGCAAAATCTCTTTCTCCAGAGGTTGAATAAAACGCTTCAAACTCTGCTAAATCTGGGAGTGCAGTTTCAAACTTTAAAACATCTCTACTCGTATCCAGTTTCATTTGTCTGTATGCTTGTTCAATTTGTGCTAATTGATTATTAAAATTTTTAACATAGACCCCTCTATTTGCTGGGTCTGCTGCTGCTAATGTTGCCCAATCATTAAGGTTTTGTTTTCCTTCATCCAGAACTCTTTTTTGAGCATTTATAGTATCTGTTCTTTGTCCTTTAAACTCAGTAATCATACTTGATGCAATAGTTGCTAAAAGTGCAAATCCTGCAACATAAGGATTTATTCCCCCTAACAATCCTGCTCTCCCTGCTGCAATTGCTTTTGAGTTAGTTCCTAATGCTCTGGGGTTAATTCCTAATGCTCGGGGGTTAGTTCCTAATGCCCTTGAACCACTACGAACTTTAATATTTGGTTGAGAACTTGCCCCCTTTACTGCCCCACCCAATACAGATAATCCAGTTAATCCTTGTATCGCTCTTGGAACTGCATTTAATAGCCCTTGCATTACACCCTGTTCTGCGTCAAAAATAGAATCATTAGATGTTTCTAAACTATCAAACTGCCCCACTTCTCCAGCTAGTTGTTGAGATTGTGCAACTTGTGAACCTTCAATAAATCCTGAGCCCCCAGTAGTTCCATTTTGCTGTCCAGTTTGAGTTGGTTGAAATGTTGGAGCATCATAAGGATAAAAATTTCCATCTCTTACAACAAAAGTTGGTTCTCCTGTGTTTTTATTTCTTATAATTGTGTTATCTGGATAGTTGATATTTTGGTCTGGTTGTGGTGTGGGGTCTGGGTTTCCTTTAGCTCTTGTTATTTTATTAGTATGTATTTTACCAGTGATAGGGTCTACCTCTCCTTCTTTTCGTCCAATTACATCCTGAACCTTATCTAAAAACTTATCAAACTTTTTATTTACCATTATTCCCTCTGTATATCTGCTGTAACATCATTTGGCTGAATGCTTATCTGTCCAGTATTCTTTGCTTCATTTAATTCTGGTTGCATTCCCCCTAAACTTGATGGTCTATTAAATTTAATTTGAATTGATTGTTGGTTCATTAAATCCTCTTCCAAATCTAGCTGTTCTTTGGAATAAATAACATCAAATACTACGTGCCCCATTTTTCCCCCTACTTCACTTGTTCCATCACTAGACACTATACTTCTTGGAACTCCAAAGACTTGATAGAAAAAGTTTTCTAAATAAGAAATCCAACCTGTTCTATCTTCTGAACTTCTTGATGGGTATGGTTCTATTTTAACTGTGTCTTTAGGAAGTCCTACCATCTCCCCATTCTTAACAGCTTTTTCTATTTGGGTATTTGCAAAGTTTATTTTACCAGCTTTATCAGTTTCATAATAAGCAATACCTAAAGCTTTATCTCTGTGCTTTATTATTCTCTCGTCGCTGAGTGCTTCATTTCTTGCATCAATAATAAACTTACTTGCCTCAATCTGACTAGTCCCATGTAACTGGTCACCTATTCTTTTATTTGAGGAGTGTAACATATTATCTTTACTTACTGATGTCCAATCGCTTCCATTCCATGTATCATATCTACTAATCATTCCACTTTTATTAAAAACAATTCTAACTCTTTCAGGACTTATTGGAATCATGTTTAAAATTATATCCTTCTTTCCTCTCTTAACTTCAATAAATGCATCTCCAACAATTAACTTTACAACTTCATGATTCCACATTATTTGTGTGAAGCTATCTTTTCCCATTCCTCTAACATGGTCTAGTTCTGCTTTCATACTTGGGTCTTTTGCTTCCCATCCTTTTGAAATTGTCCATGTCGCCAATGCGTTTGCAGCTGAAAATATTTCTGGGATTGCTAAATAATAACCAAAGTATTTCTGAGCATCTGAAAAATACCAATATGTTTCGCTTTGGTTTTGACTGGCAGTATCTAGGGCAATACTATTTACAATAAAGTCTGGAACAGTTCCAGTAAAGTTTGTTGTTGTTGCAGATGATATATTTAGTTCAGCCATTTTATAAATCCAATACGAAAGGTATTTGGGCTCTTAATTGGCTTGTATCAAAGGTCCCTAATGTTCTATCCATTGGGTCGTGTCCTAATCTCCAATATATTCTTCCTGTTCCTCCTGCGTATGCTTGTATTGTTAATCTTAATGTTTCACCTGCTTTAAAATCTTGTAAGGTTGTAATTGGAATTTTTAAAGCGTAAATTTGGTCGTTATAATTTGAAGTCGAAATTGTAGAAGTTGTTTCGCTTTGAACTGAGGCGATTTCTGTTTCGCTTGTCCCATCCCACTTTCTTATTTTAGCAATAACATAACCTGTTGTTAGTGTTATCTCACTATTCCCATGAAAACCAAAAGGAATAGTTACAATCGCATTTCCTTTAATTCTTTGAGGCATATTAAAAGTTATATCAAAGTCTAAATCTTCTCTTATTCCTAAAATTGGAGAACTGTTATCATTATCTGAACTATCAGCAGGCTTACCATAATAAGGGTTAGTTGCTAAAATAAAATCTTCTCCTGCACTATTGGTTACACCTCCTGCATAAAAAATAACAACTCCTGTTCCCTCTGCAATATCTGTATAATTATAAGTTGCAATACTTCTTTCAGTTGGTGCTGGGAAATTAGTAGGGAGTATGTCTGCCATTTAATCTATATCTCCTTCTGCAGTTAATATGAAATCTTTATACTTATTATCCATAACTATTCTTTTTACAATATCCGAATACCTAGCCCATAAAACATTTAACATGTTCAACGCTTCCTGTCTACTTGTGTAACCACTCATATCATTATTAATAACTGAAATCGCAGCAAGACAACTAACAGCTTCTCTTAAAATTTCTTTTCCAATAGTAGAAACACTGGCATAATTTGTTACCCAATCATAACGAGTATCTAAACAAATTTTTCCTTCTGCTTTTTTTATATAGTAATTTGTAAATGCTTCTGCTGAATAAACTGTGTTTTGTTTAGCCCCAGCTTCCTTTACTATATTGTCATTAATTGCAAGAGTTCCAGCTTCAGCCATTTACTAGCCTCCTTATTTGATTAGTTAATTCTTGAATTGCTAAAACTAATGCTTCTTGGTCAGAACTAACTTCTATCACTTTATCTTTTATTTTTACTTCAACCATTTTATACTTTAATAGTGGAAACACTTAGTTTTAAGTTTTTGGTTTGTAAAAACCATGCTGCTCTCATGAGAGATTGAACTGGATGGTTATAATTTGAAGTAATAATCAATTTACCACTTGTTGAATATTCAAATTTGTAAGATTTCAAACTCTCTCTAATCTCATTGTCTTTGAGTAGTGAAATCTTACCCTTTTCCATTAAATTAAGTAAATTAAAAATCATATCTTCATACAAAATCTTTTTTCTCTTTTCTTCTTTATAATCTAGTGGTCTTGCACTATTATTTAAAGGAATTGTTTT